TGGGCGCCTCGTTTAGCAGAGTTGCCGCCCCAGCAACAAACCGATAAATCTTGGCTTTATTATCAACAGTACTGAGCAGCCCGACATAACCTGTCTCAGCGGTGGCGGAAAACCTTGCGCAGACGCCAAACGACCCTAAAACGGTGCCAGCATTATAAATGTCGGCGGCCACGCTGTAGTCAGCTTGGGGGGGCGTGACGTTGTAGTGGTAGAGAGAGTTGGCGTTAATTCCAGTGCCGCGAACCCGCCCAGCTGCTGTTACAACGACATCAGCCGTGTAAGTCGGATTCTCGACCCAGTCAGGCTCTGACGTTTGCAGCGGTACGCCAGTTGCTCCGCTAAATGACGATGCTGCAAACTGCGTCATAAAAGTGTTTAGTTGGAGTCGAAGTTGTCAATGTTGAAGCATGCTTCGCGCTGCTTCCCAATCCACTCAATAACATCACGATAACCATCAACGTCATTGATACCGGTTACGCTATAACCCCGGGCCTGTAGGCTCGATAACATCGCAGATCTGACAACCTCAGAAATGCCCATAAATTTGCCGTCCAATGGGAAGTCTGGCAGAGCATCAATTTCTGGATCAGCAGCCAGGGCGGTGTGGTCAGCGGTATTAACCAAGGACAGTCCGTACTCGTACAGTGGCTTACCGTAGTTTGGACTTTCGGGGTCATCGTCGCTTGGTATGGACGTCGCCTGGCCCACGTTATACAAAGAGACTTTGCCACGGTACGGGTTGTCTTCTGACCCGTCGCCAATGATTCTGGTGATGTAGTAGCGCTTGCTCATGATGTATATCCTTAAAAATCAGTTATCCATCTGATTGGTCAGACTTGCAGCTGGGAAGCTGCCACCGGACTGAGCCGCCTTGATCGCCGCATCCAGCTCAGCCCGGGCAGCGTCATCCATGGCATGCAGCTGTGCCAAAAGGCTCACCTCAGTCTGGCCAGATGCCTCGGCAACATCTGCCGCTGCAAGCAGTGCAGAGGCCACTTGGCGTGCTTGTGTGGGTGTCATGTCACTTCTCCAAAATGTGGTTGATTTCGCGCAGCTTGGCGCGGGCGGCTTCGCGCCGGTCGGCCTCAAGCGGCAGGCTTGGGTGGGCGCAGGCGGCATCGAGCTCGTCCCGAGCAGCGTCCCCCAGTGTTTGCACCTGCACTGCCTGGTCCACTGTGATCTGGCCGCGCTGCAGGCGGGCTGTAGCCTGCTTGCGGGACATGATCAGTGCGGTCCAGTCGGCGGCCACATCCATCTCGCAGGTGCCTACCGAAGCCAACGTGGCGGCACTGGTCGAGGTGGATACCCGGGCATTGGCGGCCAGGGGGCTGGCAAAGCTCAGCGCCGATGCCAGGCAAGCCACCAGAAAAAAGGAAAGGGTCTTTTTCATGGCAGGCCTCAGTTATCGTTTTGCAGAGAGACCGATGCAGCGGGGAAAGACACAGCATCGCCCGTGTTGATCGTCTTGCTGATCGTCAATGGGGTGCACACCCAACTGTTGCCCGCAGTGGATGCATCCATCCATTCCAGACTGGCCACCGTGCCCCACGGTGCCGTGGGCACCACAAAGTTAATAACGGCGTTGTTGCTGGTGGTGCCGCTGGTGCCGCTGCTGGCCGTGGTGGTGCCCGCACCTTGCGTGCCTGCCCAAGCCGTCAGGCTGGCGGCCACAGACGGGCGGGCATATGAGCCGCCCGATACCTCGGTACCGCTGGCCGAGTCGGTGCAGGTGGTGGTATTGAGCCGCATGTACCAGGTGGTCGGCGCACCCAGTGTCTGCGCCCGCACCATGGCGTCAAGGTTCTTGTTTTCCGCGTAGTCAGTTAGCGCACCAGCATGCAATACCGGCACCGCAGCCAGCACCAACGCCAAGCCCAACAGGGCCGACCCAATCCATTTTTTGAACATCTTCACAGCTCTCTCCTTCAGGTTAAAAAGTCACTCACTCAATGCAACATCGCCAAACCGCCACCAAACCCGCCACCCCCCAGCAAACTCTCGCGTGAGGCCTTGCGCTGCTGGATCACAGGCGGCGCGTCGGCCAGGCCACGGGTCAGCAGCGAATACACGCCCGCGCACACGGCATCAAACAAGTCGTCGCCGATCTTCTGATCTGCCATCTGAAAACTGCTGTAGCTGGCCTGGGTGGGCACCGCCTTCATGTTCCCGAGTTGGCGCATAAAGGTGATCCAGGCCGCGTCATCCGGGTGCTCGCTGGTGGTGTCCACATAGGGGAAAGCCGCCCGGTTGTTGTGAAACACCTCGCGCACCGCGCTGGCCATCACGTGCTTTGTCATGCCCTCGAACCTCATTGGCGCAAAGGCCCAGCCACCCCAGGCGCTGGCATTGCTCTGGCCATCGGCCACGGTTTCACGGTTGACCTCGGTCAGCCCCTGGCGGAACAGGTCATCGTTCACCGCGGTCATCATCCCCACGCCGTAGGCATCGCCAATGGCGTAATCGGGCCGGAAGTAGTCCCAGATCGCCACAATGTCCCGTCGCAGGGTGGCGTCACTCACGCCCGGCTCCCACAGCTTCACAAAGGGAAACGTCATCCAGTTGCCCAGCACTTCCACAATCACCAGGGCGCTCTTGGACGATGCCGGGTTCTCGCCATGCCCGGTGTGGTCATACCCCAGGCCAATCAGCCCCCGGCGCTTGTAGCGCTGGCCAGGCAGGGGCCCGGCCCGCTCCAGATTGGCATTCAGGCCCAGTGCGTTGGCACGCTGGATGTGCTCTTCCCAGATCCAGTTACGTGCCTTGATGTTCTGGCACAAAAACTGCCTGATCCACTCCTCTGGCGTCTGCTGCAGCTGCATGCTCTTGGCCCACTCGGCATTCACCATGCCCATCTGCACGCCCAGGTGGATGTTGACCGCTGGCAGCACGTGGTATTCACCCGTGTTGATCAAGCTTTGCAACACGTCCGCGCCCTTGAACACCCCGCTGATGCGGATGGCTGGCTTGAACTTGTTGGCATCGGCCTGCACCCCGGCCCGCCGCGCTGCGCCGAGCATGGGCAGAAACCGGCTCAGCAGCCGCTCCTGCGGCATGTCGTCAATTTCCTCCAAGGAACCAATGGTGATCGAGTCACCGTCAATCTGGCTCATGATCCCGTAGGCACTGGCCTTGCTCAGGTTCACGAACTGGAAACCCGTGTCGCGCAGCTGCTTGCGGCCACTGTCGTAGGCAATGAACGCGCTCAAAACCTCGCTGCGCTTGATGGCGTCCGTCATGTAGTTCAGGTTGTTCTGGCTCTGCTGCATGCGCGGCGCCACGATGCCGCACTCTTGATGGCTGTTGGTCGCCAGCGCCTCCAGGTTGTAAAGCTCCTTCACAAACGTCTTGCCAGTGCGTCGGCTGGAATAGTCCACCGTGTTCAGGTGCACATCCATCTCGGCCATCTTCAGGCACTGCATGGGGTCCAACTCCACGTTATGCATGTGCTTGTGCCACAGCGCATGCGGCCGCAAACCCGTTACCGGGTCAGCGACTGCGAACCGCATGATCTCCCGCTCGGCAACGAGCGAGGATTTGCGGCGCTGGGCGGCGGTGGAGCGCATTGGTCAGTCCTAAGCGGCCGCGCGGTCCACCAGATAGGCAGTCACACCAACATTGGCCGACTCGATGTGCACCACATCGGTACCGTCCCACTTTCCGCACAACGATCCGGCCATGTTCACGCCAACGTGTTTTTCCTCAACGTCTGGCAGCAGGTCAATGAACGCATTGGCAGCGGCCAGTGCTTGCGCCTTGTCGCGTTCGTGGCATTTTTGGTAGCCAATTACCTCGTCAAACTTGATGGCAACAGCCGCCTTGGCCGCAGTCTTGGTAGAAGCTCGGATTTGGAATGAATAGCTCATTTGTGTTCCTTGGGTGGTCGGTCACCAGGTGCCGCCGTGACCTTGTGGCGGTTGGGGCACTCCACATGCGAGCACTCCCACAAATCGTTTTCACCGGCTGGCATGCCCGGCCTGGGCTTGTAGTGGCATACCGGGCAGGGTTCGGGCTTGGGCTTCTTCACAGCTTTCCCCACCACTCGCGAAGAGTCAGCCAGCGGTCAGCTGCAGCGCATCCGGCAAGGTAGCCAGCCAACAGCAGCATCCCCACGTAGCACAGCACAAATAGGATGGTCCTGATCACGATTTACCCTCCCGCGCCTCATGCGCAACCAAAACAGGGTCTTCCTTGGTGGCCTTCTGCGCAGCGGCCAGCATGTCGCGCGCGCCCGCCATGGCGCCCAGCATCCGGGTGTTGAAGTCGTCCAGCGTCTCGCGGGTCTTGTCGTCCAGCTTCAGCACGCCAGGGGTTTCAGCCTCGTCAGGGTCAGACGCCCGCACCGTCATGCCCAGGTCGGTCATCGACAGGCCCAGGCGGCTCACCAGGTCGGTAATCGCCTTGAGCGCCGGGTGTGCCTGACGGTCATAGATGTATTTGCGCTTGCCGTCCTCATCCAGATAGCTCAGCGTCTGGCTGCAGCCATCGCGGTCCAGCTCCACCCGGGGCTGGGTGATCACCACACCGGTGCCCAGCACCTCCTGCATCAGCATCTGCAGCATGGCCGTCAGCCCCGACTGCAGGTCAGCATGCAGCCCGCCCAGCACACGCGGGTCGCGGCTCTCAAACGCCGCGTGGTGCAGCATGAAAATCTCGGTCTGCTTCACACAGGCCGCCTGCGCGCCACACCAGTTGCGGTCCACATCGCAGCGCTCGCAAAAGCTGTATTTGCCCGGCCTGGCAGGAAAGTAAGTTGCCGTCTTGGCAGACATCCCATGCTTCATCGCGTTGAAGCGGGTGCGCACCTGCGCCTCGGCGTTGGGGTGCCCCTCCAGATTCTTTGCCACCCGCGCCAGGCCCTCGGGCGTGCGCGGCCCAGTGCTGGCCTGGTGCGCCTTCATCAGCGCCCGCGCCCACGCCGCCTGCGGTTGGTTCTCTGCGCTGCACTTGGGGCAAGTGGCAAAGTAGCGGTAAGGGTGATGCTCCAGATCCGGCGCGTCCTCGATCAAATCCGGCTCGGCTTCCCAGGCGTGCTTGCACCCGTCACACCTGAAGTTGACCTGCGAGAGTTGAGCCGTCCAGTCTTTTGCCATCGGGCCAGTTTGCCCAGCAACCCCGGCCAAAAAAAGGGGGCAAATTGGCGCAAAAAAAAGGCCCGAACCGTTGCCAGTTCAGGCCAAATGATCACCGTCATCGTCAGCAATCAAGGGACACGCCATGCCCGGCGTGCGCTGATCCTAGCGGGTGGTTAAACGCAAAACAAGCAAAGTCAGGATTTCTTCTCAGGTGGGCAATTCTCTTCAGCCACCTTCATCCAATCGATCTGTTTCTTCAGTAAATCTATTTTTTGCTGAGTGTCTGTTTTCTGGCTGTAGTCCTCTGGCGCTAAAAGGACATCACCGTTTGGCAGCGCTACAAAACCAGTAAATCCAACGTATCCACCCATCATATTTTTTGCGTTCACCTCACCGCAACCGCCATCAGTCTTACGAAAATACTTAACGTTTCTGAACTTCGCTGAATCAGGATCATGGAGCCTCGTCAAGACCCGATCCTTCACGATGGACTTCTGATGCTCTTGAAACCACCACCAGCTACCGCTGCCCAAAGCGGCGATGCAAACCAAGGCAATAGCAGACAGCACGTGT